ATTTTGAACCATATCAAACAAAGTTGCATTTTCTTCCACTCTTGATGCTATTTTATAACCAGTATCTTCAATTGTTCCTGTTTGCATATTAAAATCATTTGCTAACATTTTTATTAATTCACCTGCTGTTTTATTTTCATAAACATAGGTGTCTTTATTTTTAAAATATCTTAATTGGTCATATGCAGTAATTGTAACAATTTTTTCTTTATCACTACTTTTAGAAAAGATAAATCCATAAAAAATATTTGAACCATCTTTTTTCAATCTTACTGCATTACCTTCTGTGATATTTATAACATCATCTTGTATGATGTTAAACTTTAATTCACCTGGGTAACCTTTTCTTTCAGTTTTCCAAGTAATATCCCCTTCAATTGCTGGTTGATATACTTTATCACCATTTTGAATTAATAATTCATACGCCATAAAATACACCCCCTATTAAACAGGGATTGTCAATACTTGCCCAGGATATATCAAATTTGGACTTTTTATTTTGTCCTTATTTGCATTATATATTTTTGTGTATTGACTACCATTACCATAAAATTTTTTTGCTATATTCCACAAACAATCGCCCCTTACAACTGTATATGTTTTATTCTGTTTCACAGGTGCAGGTGATGATGTTGTTTCCCTTTTAGGTGCTGGTGTCACTGCCACTGGTTTAGATGCTTTTGGAAGTGTTATTTTACATGTTTTTGTTCCATAATCTCTAAATTGTTTTAATTTTATAGTGACAGTTTCATCAAAACCTTGTTTTGCTTCTTCTTTTATAGTGTAATTTTCAAGGGAAACTTTCATGTTTGTATTAAAGATTGCTTTTCCATTTGGAAATGTTCTTGTTACTATGAATTGAAATGGTTTTTGGTCTGTTTTCAATTTCTCAATTGCATCAAGAAAAGTTTTTGCAGATTGAAAACCATTTTTATATGTTGCAAATGGATATTCAACATTTGGAATAGTGGCATCAAAATCAATTTCTGTTAATCCTGCCTTTTTCAAAACATTTATTTCACCTTCATTAATTAAAGTAAGTGTTTTGTTTTCATTTCCAATTTTTACTGTTAATTTGGAAGGTGCAATTGGTAATAGCATATTTCCTAAATAAAAATAATACATTATACATGCACCCCTTCCGCTGCTTTTTCCATTGCTTCATTAAGTCCTGTTACTAAATAATCAACAACACCATCTAAATCCATATTTGAATTAATATTGTTGTTATTAGTCATATCAACCTTTATTTCTGCTGTTGTAAATCTATTTACTGATTCTTGTTCTGCTAAATCACGAAGATATTTTAAATCTTCTTCTGATGCAGAAATAGAATCTTTTATACTTCCAGTATTATTTGCAGTATTTGCTGCACTATCTTTCAAGCTATCTAAATCATAATCAAAATCTGTTCCACCACCGAACATGTCTGAAACTGAATTTTCTATTCCTTCACCCCATCCATATCCTGTGTTATAGGCATCACCATAAGCCCATCTTGAAAGTCCTAAACTTTCAGAACTCAAATTTAATTCTTCTGCGACTTTCTCATATGAACCATTACCATATTGATTTGCAACACTTTCAACCATACTATTTAAACCGCTTCGCCATCCTTGAACCGCACCAGCAAGATTTGAACCAAATACTTTGTCAAGTGCCTTTGCGATACTTTCTATAATTCCAAGGATGCTATCAGCCATGTCACCAAAAAGATGCACAATAGCCCCAATTGGGTCATTAAATAAATTAGCAAAAAAGTTTGCAAAAGAAATCCATGGATTGACCATTGCATTGACAACACCAAGGACTAAATCAAGTAAACCTATGAACAAATTCCAAATAAATGCAACCGCAGTTGTTAATGCACCAACAATAACCCCTGTTGCACTTATAGATGAACCAGTTATTTTATTTATAGCAGCGATAACTGCATATATTGCTGCTATGACTGCAATTATAATAAGTAAAATCCATGTCAACGGACATGCAAGAAGTGCTGCATTTAAACCTTTTTGTGCAACAGTTGCTGTGAATGTTGCAAATGACCAGCTACTTGTCATTGCAGTATGCATCATTGTAGCAATATTATGTGCTACCATTACACCTTTACCTATTAATAAAGCTGCTGTATATAATCCAACTGCTATTGCTGCACCAGTGACTATTGGTTCTAATATTGACCAATTTTCAGCAAGTAAACTTATAAATTCCAATATAGGTTGTGATGCATAATATAATTCATTGCACACATTTGTCCAAACTTGACCCCATGTCATTGGTATGGAATCAAACTTTTGATTTATATCATTTGTTGCATCTAATAATGCATTTTTAACAACACTTGCTGAAATCTCACCATTAGATGCCATTTCACGAATTTTACCAATTGGTACATCCAAATAATCTGCTATTGCTTGAATAACATTTGGTGCAGATTCAAAAACTGCATTTAATTCTTCACCACGAAGTACACCTGAACCTAATGCTTGTGTTAATTGTAAAGAAGCGGATGCCATTTCTTGTTGTGATGCACCAGCAATAACAAACATTTTACTTAAATTTTCTGCAAACATAATTGTTTCATCATTACTTGAAAAGGCATCACCTGCCCTTTGTCCAAGTTTGGCAACAATATCAGCTTGTGTTTGAAAACTTGCCCTTGACCTTTGTGCAGAAGCAAATATTTTATCCTGTAATTCTTCTGTGGTTTGCAATCCATCATTCATTAAATCCAATCTTGCTTTTGTTTGGGTATATTCATCTGAAAGATTTACCAACTTTTGAATTCCCTTCATACCTGCATAAGCAGAAACAAGATTTGTTACTGAACCAACCATGCTATCCAAACCAAGTTTTCCTTCTTGAATTTTTTTATTCAAATCATTTTGATGACCTGAATTATTTTTCATGTTATCACCCATTGCATCAAGTGATGCATTTGCAGAAGTTATTGAAATTCTTGCAGCATCAATTTTTGATGTATCAAAAGAACTATTCATGGATGTATTCATTTCTTCCATTGTATCAATTACATTTGTTAATGCATTTGTTATTTGAAATAATACTGGTGACATTCTATCAGTTAATTCAATTGCTGTGCTTATACTTGACATCTTTGTTCACCTTCTTTCTTAAAAAGCAAATTATTTTTTCTTACTTTTCATTTTTGCTTTTTGTTTCTTTTCGTTTTCGCTTTTTATCTGAATTGCTGCAATAATGAATGCTTTTTCATTCATATCTAATTCAGAATAAGTTGAAGGTAACATATGTAATTTATGAAGACAATAATAACAATAAGATGCATCACTGTCTTCTTCAATTAGTTTTTTGCTTCTTCAACCTTTTCATCAAGTGTAGTTGTAAAACTATTAAAATTTTGAATAAAACTTGCAAAATCGTTATATTCACCTGGGTCATCAATCATTTCTTTTATTAAATCTTCTGGTGTCATAACCCCATATGAATCTTGTAAGTCTTTATTATTAAGATTTGGTTCAACAACAGATGCAACAATCATTTTTGCAAGATACTTTGAAGTATCAAGTTTTGGTCTAAATACATTTGGTTTTCCTTTTACAGGTATTTCAATTGTGCATTCATCCCTTAATCTATCATTGTCCTTTGTTGTTAATGGTCTTATTGTCCAAGGTAATGGGTTACCTTCTTCATCTGTAAGTGATTTTGTTGCTAAATATGTTGTGTTTTCTCTCATCTTTTTGTTTTGTTTTAAAAATCTATCTAAATTTGACATTTTCTTTTCTTCCTTTCTTGTTTTTAGATATTAAAAAATACCCAAGTCTTATATTGAATAAGTCCTTGGGTAATACTTTTTTCTTATTTTTATAACATACCATCAATTAATGCGAATGTTTCAGGCATTTTGAAATCTTCAAATGTTCCTTCAACTTCTTCATCTAGGTATTCGCCATCAGCATCAAATTTTGCAAGTATACCACCATCAATATTACAATCCATAAATACAACAGTTTGTCTTCCGACTGATGTTGAAGGGTCTTCATTTGTAACTTGTATTTCAAAATATGTATCTTTACCAGTATTTTTGAAATCAAGTAACATTTGTCTTATAATTGATTGGTTATAATGCATTGTTGCTGAAAATGTTCCATTCCATCCAGTCGATTTATTTCCTTTTCCTGTTTTACCTAGAATTGGAACTTCTGATTTAGTTTTTTCAAAGTTTGCTTCAAAATTAATCATTTGCATGAAATTATATCTATTTGAACCAATTGTGATGAAACATTCAGCCAATTTTGCTGAAAGTGTATCTTTTGCTTTCATTGTTACATTATTCATTTATAATTTCCCCCTTTCTATCCTATTTCAACAGTCATATATAATTGTGACATAGCATTTATGATTGTAACTGTATCTTTTATTACAACTGCTTTCTTTGTATTTCCAAGTTCAACTGTAACATCTTCATCAGAGAAGTTTTCAATTGCTCTGATTTCTTGAAGTTGTTCATGATGTTTAACTATATCAGCCCATAAACTTATTCTTCCACTTTCATCATTTGGAACATTTCCCAAATATTTTGTGTTGAATAATGTTGCAATATCATTTGCAATTTGGTCTACGATTCTGATTGTTTGGTTTTCTTTGAATAATTCATTTTTAGTATCTGAATATGTTACAAGTGAATTTATATCTTCAAGTATTCTTACATCACTACCAACTTTGTGTAATATTAATTTACCTTCTGTGATAGCATCTTCAAGTTGTGCTTGTGTATAATCCACTATAACTTCAAATTCACCATTATATACTTTATTTAAGCATGTTTTATTGATAGCACAATTTGCTTCAATACCTGCTATAAAGTATACGATTGAAGATTTGTCGAAGTTTGCATCTGCTGTTACATCATTTGCAACATTGATTACACCTTCATAATCAGCAGCCATGTTGTGTAATACAACTTGGAATTTTGCACCAACTTCATCCCTTAATCTCTTACAAAATGCAACTGCTAAACCTTTTATTGTTTCATCAGTTGTAGGTATTCCCATAATATTGTAAGTATATGATTCAACTTTATCAAAATAATTTTGATAACTTGTTCCATCAACTTCTGAATTTGTTCCACCTTCCATTGTCATTCCTGCTGTAACATTTAATTCTGCATCAGTTTTAAATGTTACATAGTCATTATCAACAAGTTCTGCTGCTGTTTTTACTGTTTGAATATCAACTATTGTTGAATCCATAACAGTTTTTACATCAAATTTTGATTCATCATCAACATTTGTTGCAATTATGATTTTTAAATCATTTCCCCTTAATCCTGCATATTTTGCAGTACCATAAGTGTTATTTGCTTTTTCACCTGCACCATTTAATCTATAAGCATATAGTTTTTGTGCATTTAAGAATAAATCCCTTAATCCTTTCAATTTTTCATGACTATAATCATATCCAAATAATTTCAAAGCATTTCTTTGAAAGTCTGAATTTGAAACTTCAAACACTTCATTTTCTACACCCCAATCTAATATTAAAGGCATTGTTACAATTCCCCTATCAGAAAGATTTGCATTTGCTTTTGAAAGTGATATGAAATTAATGTATGAACCTGGAAGAATTTT